AAGATCAGATGCTGTAACCGTTAGCAATGCACCAATCACGGTGGATTTGATCAGCCTCTACAGGCCAATCATGTGCAGCGCATTGCTTGGTGGTTGCAATATCAATCTGATCGATAACAATTTGTGTAAAGCTCACTAGGCTTACAGCCCAGAGAATGACAACAACAGCGGTGTTCTGTTTCATGACAGGGTGTTGTGTGCAAAGCCTGCGAAAGTGCAGGCAATAACTGGACCAGGGATTGCACCTGGTCACCCGCTTTGACGGATCAGCTTCTTGCAAACTTAGCCTCTTGGATCTTGAGGAACAGATTGTTAATCTGATTAGAATCCATCAAGACTTCATTCATTTGAGTATCCATAAAATTGGCGTCTGTGTAATCAACAAACAGTTCGATGCAGTGCATGAGGAAGTCTGCTTCGTTGAAGTTGAGTTGCATTGTATTGATGCGTTGCGGTGCCCATCTCCACTGGGGGCTGTGCGTTGATAACGGAGACGCACCCCTCCGGACACATTCCTAAGAACTTTCTCTTCCGGATTAATCCAGAAAGAAAGCGACCGGAGGGAGCGGAGCCTCACCACAGGTGAAGCTGATACGCACCAAAGTCGGAGTACTCAGCCCACTTGTCGAGCATCTCTTGCAGAGACCATCTGATGGGCGAGTCCTCACCAGGCCAGATAAGCGGAGTAGGTTCCTCTCCCTGGCGCTGATCATATAGATAGGTACCACGTTGATCGCAAAGCACGAGGCCTTGCTCAGTTGTGATAGAAACCATAGAAGTAGTCAATTAGGACAGCAGTCAGAAGACTGCATCCAAGGAAAAAAGCCCTGGAGGCAATCATCGCAGCAACACAAAGTTGCATCGAAATTGTTACTAAAACTGAACACAGTTCAATAAGTTTGGAAAACCTCTCAAGTTTTCCACAATTTGAAAATTTAGCTAGCCCAAAATCGCACAAAACTCCTGGTCAAAATGAGGTTGAGAAGTGTTGCGCTGGAATGGATCTAGGGGAAATATGGGGTAAAAAGGTATAACGGGAGTGTTATACAGGGGTAAAAGAGATTAGAAACTGTTCGTCCCCTACAGTGTGCAATCTTGCAACCGTCTACTAGGTAACGGGAGCGACCGGAGGGAGCGGCGCTCCCCCGGCCAAACGCTCAACGCGACAAATACGACGCGCAACCGAAGTCAGACGCAACAAGCGACGACAGCTCAGACACGCTCAACGGCCAACAACGACGCAAGCGCCGCGAACGCAGACGAGCCTCCAGCCACAGGAAACGCAACATCACACAAGAAAGAAAGGACAATACTGAATAGAACTTTCTCTTCGGCTGTTCATGCGACCGGAGGGAGCAACTCTCATCACAGGTTTCTTTTTTTCCTCTCGCTAGCTTCTGCGAGCAGAGCGAGCTTGATGTCTCCAGCGCTCCACACCCTTAAATGAGGGTTTTTAAGCCAGTTAGGGGGCGACACCTGGCGTAATTACTGTATTGATTGCACCTAAAATCAGTTATATCTAGATAAATTTATAAAAATGCCTGTATCTCCGCAGGATTATGCACTTTGGGCAGAGGCAACTGGCAATCCTTACCCTAAAACTGCACAAGAAAAGGCCCGTTTAGCCCCTGAAGTGTATGATTTCAACCGGGGATTTGGTAAATTCAAAGGTTTTGATGAAGTTCAGGGCTTTCAGTCTGATACTGTTTACGATCAACCCATTTCTATTCGCTATTTGGGTGAAAATACGCTCCTACAGTCGCCAATTACACCCGATAATAACGTTCCAAAGGTAGCTGGACAGCTCAATAACACCCTTACCGGGATGCAATATCGCCAAAACTATGCAGATGATGCCTATGAAACTGGTTTTGGTGGAACCGAGCAACCAAAATCTCTCCTAGAAAAGGCTGCATTAGGGGCGTTAGGGGTTGGTGCTGCTGCTGCAGGGGTTTATGGAGCACAAAAACTGACTGGCCGTGACCTTGGCGTCGGTCGGATTGGTGGAATGGTGCGTAATTTAGGTGAACGCGCTAAATCTGGACTAAAATCTGCGCTTGGTTTAGCAAAAGAAGCAGCAGATCCCTCATTTGTTACACGAGAAGGTGCAGAAAACGTTCTTGCTGTAGCACAACACGGTACATCTGCTATTGATGACGTTGCACCTGGCCTTGTTCGTGGTCAGAACGTCGTTCCTGCAGAGATTCGCGTTAGTCAAACACTAAAATCCAGGATTCCAGACCCCTGGAGTGAATCTGCTCTTGGTGCTGGTGGTCAAACCCTGTCTGCTCCAGCGCAACAGAGTGTGATTGCTAGCCAAACTACTGGTGGTGGACTTGATCCTGATATTCAATCTCGTATTTCGCAGTTCACACAGAAGATTGGTTATAGCAGCCCTGCATTAGAAACTGCTTCTATGCAACAAATGCGACAACAGCTGTCGCCAGGTTCTGTGCTTAACCCGATGACCGGTCAAGTTACAGAAGCTGCTAATGCTTCGTTCTTTGTTAATCCAGAACGCAACATTCGTCAGTTGCCTCTAGAGAATTTTGTGGAAGGTGCTGATCCACTTAGAGGACTTTTGGGTGCACAACGTCCGCTGCCGCAAGGTTCTCTTTCTGGCGTTCAACGCCGATTCTCTACTGATCCACGTGTTGCAACTGTACAAAAACAAGCAGAAGCAATCTTTCAAGCAACCGGTGATCCTGGCGTAATCCGTTCTGCCTATGGAGAAGCACCTGGTTTACCAATTCGCGTCACTCTTCCCTCTGGTGAAAGTGTTCCTACAGGGAATTTATATGAAGCATTTGCACCAGTTGTGAATACAAAGACTGGTATTCCAGTTACAGAAACTCGTGCTGAAAAACTGCAAGGTGCATTAAACATGCAAGGGAAGATTAAAGCACGTGCATTAGAACAACTTGGTGTTCCTTCTACTTATCAACCATCTCAAACACAGCTGCAAAGTTTAGATCCACGTACTAAGAAACTATTAGGTGAAACTGCAGAAGCAGTAAAGATTGCACAAGCAAGTCTTGCTGATGCAGAAGCAAATCCTCTTCTGTATAAATTACGTCCCGAAGTAATAGAAGGTATTCGTGAAGTTCCTGTGATTAGTCAAACCACAGGTGAAGTTGTTGGTTCACGTGTTGTTCCTGAAGTGCAAGGTATTCCAACAAGTGAGTATTACCAAATGCGTGCCGCAGGTGGTGCAGGTCGTCAAGAAGTTGGTGGTGTTGGCCGTCGCCGGGAAGCCCTGGCGTCAGAAGGATTTATGGGTCCAAGCGGTAGTGCTATTGATACTACTCCTTACCTTTATCGCAACATTGAAACCGGTGATGTTTTAACGGAAGGTCAATTCCAACAATCTGGTCTGCCTGCTCGTGCTGTGGTTCCGATGCGCGGCACTGCAGTAGAACCACAACGAATTATGGGACAAGAGGGCCGTACCTTCAAAGGCGTTAGTGCTGATGTGATTGATCCACGTTCATTTGATCCCGGTGCTCTTGCTCAATTAGCAGCAACAACACCTGAAGTCATTGATCCTTCTAGTGGTCTTGCTTATAGCCAGCAAGCAATGGGTGGTCAGCGTGCTGCACAACAACGCCGTCAAATTGAAGCTGCTCGCCAGGGCGGTCGCCGTGTCCCAAGCCGGACTACCCCTGGCGCAACCATTCCAGCAAGTGTTCGCATGGGTGGTGCCATCAGTGAAAGTGGTGCACCGGCTGAGATGGGTACTCGCTTCTCCACCTGGCAACCACCTGCACCAGGTAGTGAGCGTGCACAACAAGCTGAGCTACTGCGTCAACGCTCTGAGATTGTAAGAAAAGCATTACGCGGTGAGTTATGACATTTAGAATAAACATTATTGGGGAGTAGTTATGACAACCCTAGAGCCAATTATTGCCGTCATCCTTGGCGCTGGCCTTGCTGCTGGTGCAAGTTGGGCTGCACGTTTGGTATCTGCACGTAACCTGATTAAGCACGGTCCAATTCTTTCCCGTGTTTATGATGTGCTTGATCCTTTGCTGGAGCGAAATCTTCCCTCCTGGAGTGGATCGGATGTTGAGTTTGCTATTGAGTTAGCAATTGAATCTGTTAGCGATGGTGAGCTAACTGCTAAAGAACTGAAAGAGTTAGCTCTTGAAGTGAGCAAGCGTTGGTTACCACAAGCTGCCGCAGATAAAGTGCGTCGCTATGAGTCGATGGCTGAACGTCCAAAGGCAATGCTTGCTGCTGATCTGTTAACCAATGTGGTTGCAGGTAAAGCAACTAAAGTAGAAACACTTGAAACAGTTAAACAACTGCTTAAGTAATGAAAAAAGGTAAAAGTAAAAGTAACTGGATTCAAGGCGCCATCAAAAAACCTGGCGCCTTCTCTGCACAAGCAAATAAAGCAGGCATGTCTACTGCTGAATTTGCTAATGAAGTGACAGCTAATCCTGGTGACTATAGTTCCAAAACTGTGAAGCGTGCGCAACTTGCAAAAACACTTGCAGGTATGCGTAAGAAAAAGAAAGGTTAATCGTGTTTAAAACTCAACTACCATACATTTCAAGAGTACCTGCTAAATCGAAAGAAGCAGGTGATTCGCTTGGTCAATTTGCAGACCAGCAAATGGCTGGTAGCAAAGAGTTTTTAAACCGCTGGCTTGCAAACTTACGCGATACTAACGCCAATAAGTTACAAGACTATAACAAGTTTGATGCTCGTAATGATTTAACTTTTACTGAAAACGGTAACGAAATTATTCCTAATACTGGTAAAGATCCGTTTTATAACAGTGGACTTGATTACTTAGCTAATTTCATAGATGCATATGATCGTAGTCAAGTTGTAGATGAGCGAGTAGAACCAGGCAATCTAACTAATATTATTAAACAAGCAGCTCAAAAAGTTGAACAATTCCCTGGCGCTGACGGAACAAAAGTATCATGATTGCACAAGCATTACGCATGGCTGGGCAACGCTTGTTGCCAATTATTGCTCCAGCAGGAGTTAAACAGTTTGCTAGAGAAGCTGCTCAAGGTGCTGCCCTTAACCTTGCTGTTGAACAAGGCCTTCCTCTTGCCCTTGGACAAGAAGGTCGTCCGTTACCTGAAAGTATTTTGCGTTCAGCTTCTATTGGATTGCTTGGCGGACCAGCTGAACGTGCAGTTTTAGGCAGTGCTAAAGCACTGGTACCGGGACTTTCTGCAATGGAAGGACGTGTTGGTCAACGTTTAGCTGGAATGGGCATGTCTCCAGCAATAGCTTCTGGTGCTGCAGGACTTGCTGCTGGAGTAGGAAGGTTAGGTTTAGGAACACTTGGTCAAGCAGCATTGGTTGAACCAATTAGCAGTGCAGTTGCACGCTCTGTGTTTCCAGAAGGTTTTGGTGGAGGACAGAATACTCAGACTGCAATGCAAGCTGATATAGCTGGTGCAGCTGTTGCGCCACAAATGACGCCTGGTGTCAATCCAATGGATCCAGAAGCACAACATCGCCGGCAGCTGGAATTAATTTACGCACGTAACTATAAGTTCCCAAGTTACATTCATCACATTTCTCAATCAACTCAAAATCCATTTGAGATTGCAAGCCAGATGGTTAACGTACCAACAGTAAATTATTTCTAATCATGTCTAGGTTTGCAAATATCAGTAACTATCTTTCTAACAGTGCTAAAGCGCTAGAGAATTTTGGTTCAGAGTTTGGCACTTACGTTCAAGAAGGATTAAATATTGGCCGTGGCGCCAGTGGTCCCCGTGCTGTTTACGGTGGAATTAAAGAAGCAGCAGGTTATGCCAAGCAAGGAAACCTTCCTTTAGCAGCTGCTACTGGCGCACTTGATGTTTTAACAGATGCAAGTCGTGGCACCTATTGGTTTTTAAACCATGCTCTTGCAGTGAGTCGCAATGTTGGTCGATATGCTGGAGAGAAAATGGGACTTGATCCTGTTACTACAGATTTACTTGGCCGTAGTACACCGTTTGCTGTTGCTGCTTTAGGAGGCGCAATTGGTAATCCATTAACAGGTGGTCGTCCAGCTGGTTACAAAAGTATTTTGCCAGTCTCTAAAGAAGAAGATCCAACAGGTCGCACCTCTGCAAACCCTGCTGCTGAATCTGTTCTGCGTTACTTTACTGGTCGCCGTGGTGACCCACTGCCATATCAAACGTTTAAAGAAGAACGTCCTGATGTTGCATATCCCACTTATCAGCAGTATCTGCAATACAAGCATATGAAGCCTGACGGCTTGCTAAAAGTCGATCCCAATACTCAATCTTTTGTTGGACCACTTGGCATTATCCGTGGCACAGCACGAGGATTAAATGAACCCGAAGTTGCGTATTTTGGTTTCCCTGTTACGGCATCCACAGCTATTGGTACTGGCGCTGCTCTTGGCACTACAGGAGCATTGTACAAAGCATTGCCAGAATCAATGAAGACTGCACGGACTTCTATGGGCACATCTCCTGCTATGCAGCGGGCTGCTCAAGAAGTCGGACAAGAAGCAGCTGTTGCTCGCGCTGGCGTTAAACTTGGTAAAGTATCTGAACGTGCAGCAGATGACTTATCAGATATTGCACGCCAGTTACGTAAACCTGAAGTAATTAAAACACCATCAATTGGTACGTCAGTTGGTTTAGTTGCAGCAGGACTTGGTGCTGGTTACTTAGCAAAGAAAGCATCACAAGGGTTCTTCCGTCAGCAAGCAGAAGAGAGATTAAAGAAAGAACAACCAGTAGAATATTTAAGAAATAAGTACGGTTCTTTACAAGCAGCTCGGGAGCAACTGCAGCAACCGATTTCTAGCTGGGAACAGTTATCTTCTTACGAGATTTAAAAGATGGCTTTTAGTTTTGATAAAGATAGTGGCTTTGGTGGCTTTAGTGTTGACAAAGAAGGAGCATTTGATCTGCCTGGATTGTCTGGAGGAGGAGCCTTGTCTCCTGGTGGTATAAACAAATATGTTGATGCATCTTACAGTGATTTTCCTTCTAGCTCAGGAGACTCATTTAGTAGAATTCTTGAAGCTTTAAGTAAAGCAAACGCTTTTAAATCTCAATCTTCTGAAGCAGCCAGATCAAGTACTTTACCGCAAAGCAACGAAGGAAGCTTCCAAAAAATTAATGATAGTTTTGGAATCTATACTCCACCATCCAGAGTTAAACAAACTGGTGGAAGTAGTGGCAGTGGTTTAGGTTCTACAATTGGTGGCCTTGCAGGAACTGCACTGTCATTTATTCCAGGTGTTGGTCCTATTGCTGGTGCTTTACTTCCTAAAGTAGGTTCTACTGTTGGTGGGTTGTTTGGTTGATCTAATATCAACCTTTCAAAGAGTACCTCTTTTAAAATAACAATTAAGAGGATTTAAATTATGTTACCTGCTTTACTTGGTGCTGGGCGGATGGCTATGCAGGGATTACCTTACATCTCTGCCGCTATTGGTGGTCTGCCTGGTTTAATGAAAGGGAACCTAGGAGAAGCTGCTACTGGTGCAGGCCTTGGCTACTTAGGTGGTCGTTTTGCAAAACCTAGTTTAGCAAAAGGTGCTGGTCAAGTTGTTAGTGCTGCTCCGGGAGTTGCTTCTGCTTTTGGTTCTACCATGCCAATTGGTAAAGCACTTCAACTAGGTGCTCTTGCTGGTACTGGTCTTGCTGCTGGTGTTGCTGCACCCTTAATTGGTCGTGTTGCTGGCGCTGCTGCTCAACCGATCTCTTCTATTGCAGGTCAAGCTGGTCGTGCTGCAACTGGTGCTGCTGGTGTTGGCCAACAAGTGACTGGTGTTGGAATGCCCCAGATACCTGATGTTCCTGGTTACACCACTGGCGGTGACCTTAGCCAGTATGGTCCTCCAGGTGCTCTTGCATATGCTGATCCTGCTGGTGCTATTCAAAGCCAATTGCGTTTTGAGAATCAGCAATACGCACAGAGCATGGCAAATGCACTTCGCTATGCTCCATACCAAGAAGCCTATGCTCAACGTTCTAAAGAAGCTGATCTCCGCCGTGGCGCCGCCGCAGCTCAACTGCAAACTGCTTTAGCAACTGATGCTGCTATGCGTCAACAAGGTCAACTTGGTGCTCAGCGTATGGCAGAAAGTTTACTGAGTAATGTTGGTCAAGCTGCTGCTACCCAATATCGTTATTTCTGATAGGGAGCTAATTTAATGGCTCGCACTCAAAGCAGCTCTTCTTATTTCAATTCTGGTGTGCAGGGTATTACCCCCGCATCTTATTGGAATACTGCAACGACACAACCTTTTTTTAATCCTCAGTATGGTGTTGATACCAGAACAGGTAAACGTGATTCTGAAAGGGTTTCAAAAGCTTTAGCAGAAAATCCATTTGCAACAGGTACTGAAACTGTTCAATTCACTGGCATACCCGGTTACACTGTAGCTGAAGATATTAATGCTGATCTTTATGAAAGCCTTGCTGATCGGCTTGCTAAGAAAAGTTTTGCATTAGAAGGTAAACAACAGTTACTTGGTTTAGGATCTGGTTTAGCCTTCTCTGCTGCATCCTTGCCGTTTGCTGAAAGGTTGCGTAATTTAGACTATCAGCTTGGTCTTCAAGCGGATATTCAATCTCCAACACGTCAAGTGGCGCGAGATGCGAGTAGGAATCTACAACTTACAGGTGCTCTTGCAGGACAAGCGGATTATCTGCGTGCTTTAGCGGCAGTTCGTCAAGGTGCGGCATCCGGCGTAAACGTTACCGTTTAATTAGCTATGGCAAACAATCGGATACCTCCAAAAAAGCAAACCGCTAAAAATCAAGGCCCTAAGAATCAAGGCCCTAAGAATCAAGGTCCTAAGAATCAAGGTCCTAAGAAAGAAACACCTAGGACACAACCACGTCCTGCAACTTCGATTGCTAGAACTCCAACCCCAACTCGGACTCAAGCATCTCGCAATCAACCGCCTAAGAAACAAGATAATCAACGCAATAGAACGCAAACGAATAGGACGCAGACTAATAGGACTCAGGCAAACAGATCACAGACTCGTCAAAACAGAAACACAACTACTGCAAATCGTAATAGGACAAGAAGTACAACAGGAACGAGAAGTTCTGATGTCTTGAGTGCTTTTCAACCTGATGTACGACGGAGAGGGCGTTTTGATATAACAACAGCTCCAAATCAAGGTCCAAGTATCGAAGCATTAATTGCAGAGCAACAACAGAATTTTATTCGAGAGCAGTTAGCTAAGGCTCAAGAAGTAGAGTTAAGCGTTGCCGAAGCTGATAATGCTACCCGAGTTACGCTTGGTTCTCAAAACTTAGAAGGTGTTCGAGCCCAAGCTGAAGCGACTAAGTTTGCTTCAACTGAACAGGCTGGTGCAACTAAGTTTTCTTCTCAGCAGGCAGCAGAAGCAGAGAAGTTCTCTTCTGTTCAACAGGCAGAAGCTCAGAAGTTTTCTGCTACAGAGCAGGCTCGAGGTTCAATTGAAACTCAGCGAGTTGCTTCTCAAAGCCAAGAGCGTCAGATTGGTTTAACGGGTGAAGAAGAACGTAAAACTAATCTACAATCAGAGTTGTTCCGTCGCTTCAAAGAAGCAAAGGACCAGCTAGACGCACTGAAAGCTTTCAAAGCATGACCTCCTGGCTAGAGACTCTAAGCCCCAACGAAAAAGAAGCGTTCCTTACATTCTGTAAAAAACACTCCTCTCCAATCCAGATGTACCTATATGCCCGCTTCCTTGGGTATACAGGTACCATCGTTGAATGCGATGAATGGCAGCAAGCTACTTTCAAGAAACGCAATCTCCAGTTGATCCTGGAGATGGAAATTGACAGTATGCGTGAAGACGTAGACAAGCTACGTCAGGCCATTGATCTTGGCATGGTAAAACAGGACAATGGTACTGCCCGTATTGCCATGCTCCAGAAGGAACTTCGTGGTGCCATCAAACAGATCCAAGATGAACGCTACGTTGGCGACAAACAAGGTTTGATTCTTGCTGGCGCAGACCGTGCTCTACGAGAGATCGTGTTGATCTTTAAGGATGATCCAATCGAAGGTCCGCTGCAAGATGCTGTGATGGCAGTCTGGACAAAAATTCTGTCAGAAGAATCCTGAGTTTAGGGAGTTAGGGTAAGGAGATGGCTAACACATCTCTTTACGCGGTTTACCGTCGCACAGCACGGGCTGGCGCAAAGCAACAGGTTGTCAAAAAAACAAGTGATGTTGATGTTGAAAAGGCACGGACTGACTTTGCTTACTTCTGTGATGTAGTAGGTGATAAGCCACCAGCTAGTCACCACAAAGAATGGCACCGTTATCTTTGCACTGGTGAGGATAGTGAATGTTTGCTCGGTATTGCTGGGCCTAATATTGACATTCTGGCGCCACGTGGATCAGCAAAGTCAACAGTACTTGGTTTGTTTACTGCCTGGGCTATTGGCGTTCATGCGTTACACAAGAAACCACTGAAGATTCTTTATATCTCTTATACAGTTGATGTTGCACGTCCAAAGAGTGCAGCAATCAAAAGAATCATTGAAGAAAGTAAGATCTATAAAGAGATCTTTCCGATGGTAAAGATTGCCAAAGGAATTAACTCTAATGAATATTGGAGTATTGATTGGAAGTTTGCTGGCATTAAATCAACTGGTGAAGAAGAGTTTACTGTTTGTTGTGCAGGTTTGAAAGGTGCGGTGACTTCAAAGCGTTCACATCTTTGTATTATTGATGACGCTATCAAGTCTGCAGATGATATTAAGAACAGGGATATTCGTGCTGCTATGGAGGATAACTGGAACTCAGTTATCGTTCCCACTATGTTTGAAGGTGGCCGTGCAGTTTGTCTCGGTACTCGCTTCCGACATGATGATATTCATAACAGTACATTTACACCAACAAATGATTGGGTACAAATTGTTCAATCTGCAATTACCTTAGATGAAGAAGGAGAAGAACATTCCTACTGGCCAGAGATGTGGTCGTTAGAATATCTAAATGAGAGGAAACGCCAAGCTCCTATTAGCTTTAGTTTCCAGTATCAGAATCAGATCGTACAAACTAGTGAGCTTTCAATCTCACCCGATCTGATTATTAAAAGTAAAATTCCTACGGAGTTTGATACCCTCGGTGTTGGAGTCGATCTTTCTGCTGGTGTACGTGAGCGTAACGATTACAGCGTTTTTGTTCTTGGCGGGCGAGTAGGCGACAAGATCTACATCATTGATTGCAAGCGTATCCGGATTATGGGTAATCTGGAAAAGCTAGAAGCAATCATGGATATGATGTATGAATGGGGAATTGTTTATAAAGATGGTGATAAATACCTGCCTAGTGGTTCAACTGTTGATATCTGGTCAGAAGCTGTAGCATATCAAGCATCTCTGGAGGCAGACTTTAAACGCATCTGTCTTGGTGATCACGGTCTTTACAATTTGCTTTGGCATCCAGTGAAAGGATTCCGTGGCGATAAGCTTGCACGTTTCCGTGGCATCATGGGTTTATTTGAACAGCACAAGATCTTCTTTAATAAGTTCCGTAAGTTCCAAGCACTGCAAGATGAGATCATTAACTTTGGTGTTAGCTCTCATGATGACTGTGTTGATGCCTTGGTTTGGTTGTGCAATGGTTTAATGTCCAGGGGTCGCCTGGAGTTGGAATATTAAAGTTAGAGTATTGTCGGAATTAAACTGATACTAAGTCCACATGAGCACAAGTTATTTCACCGTTGAACTAGAGCAAGATGCTTACGGTTCAGCTATCATTCCGTTACCTGATGAGTTGTGTCACGACATGGCTCTACAACCAGGCACTGAGTTTGATATCGAAGTAGAGGACGACGTGATTACTTTAAAGCGTCTCCAAAGTGGCTACGAGATTGAAGACACCTGATTAACCCCGGATTTTTATTATGAGCACATCGAGCCAGTCCATGTTAGAAGGGATGCTCAAAGCTGTTGTCAACCGTGAAGCCACGGGGTCAGCAGACACCATGCTCATGAATGCCCACTTATCCCAAATGAAAATGTTTGGGATCAGGCAGGGTGTTGAGTTTTATCCAAGCCAAGATAACTTCGGTACTCAGCGCTTTGATTTTATTCAACAGGTTATTAAGTTCAACAAACTTGATGCACGATTAGATTCCATTTGGGATCGATTCTTGGCCTATGGCAAAGGGTTGTTTTACATGCGGCCAACCAAGAAAACATACCGTTTGTATTGGTTTGATAAAGATGCCTATCGTACTTACTATTCACCAGATGGTGATTTAGAAGAAGTCATCATTATCTATGCTTATAAAGTAAAATCCAATCGTGGTTTTGGTGGTGTTGGTTTAGTTACTGATAAACGTTATATGCGTTTACGGATTACACCAACAGAAATTGAAGAGTTGCATAGTGAAACGGAATTAACGTTTGACTCGATGGATAGCGGCCTTACCATGAAGGATAAGGTCGTTGAAAATACTCTGGGTTTTATTCCTTGTGTTGAGGTTTTAAATAATCCAGATGCATTTGGTACAGAAGGAAGTGGTGAATTTGAATGGTTATCCAATCAAATCATTGCTCATGATGAGATGGTTAAAAACATCCGAGCAAATCTTTCCTTCTTTGGTAATCCGACTCTGCTGTCCTCTCGTCCAAAAAGTGACATTGTAGAAACATCTCGTGATGGCGTAGTTCAACGGCCAAGCATTGCAAGCCAATCTGGTTTTCAATCTGACTTTGCACTCTCATCATCTACATACAAACAAGATCCAGTTGACCGTCAACCGTCTGGCTACATTGGTTTACCAGGTGGTGGACTGCGCGTACCCCGGGTGATTGCTAACCTGGAGCCAACAGATCGAGTTGGTTTTATTACACCAAATGCTATTAGTACTGATCAAGCTCGTTATGTTGAGCAATTACGATCTGAAATTCGTTTAGCACTTGGTGGTATTGACGATCTTTCAATTACGAATGTAACGGCCACAGAAATTAAATCTGCTTACGGCCGTGTCAGTGCAACAGCTAAAAAGAAATGCCTACAGTTATATACGTATGGCATTTGCCGTTGTTTTGAACTAATGATCTATCAGGAAGAACAACTCTTCCGTAAGTCATTGGCTGTTGCATCTGGCTTGAAATACCCAGTGCTTCCAGAAAACGCAACAGAAGAACAGCTTGCTAAACATGAAAAAGCAAAACAGAAGTATGAAAATGGCTTAGATAAAGCCATGACTGCTGCTCTTGAAGCAAAAGAAATTCCCCCTGGCGTCATTGGATTAGCACCAGATGGTGATCGCACTGTGCTGTGGCGTTGGATGGGCCCTGTCTATGAAGACACTCCACAAGATAAAGTTAATCAATCTATCTTTACCCGTAACTTACAAGAATTGGGTGTTGATAGTATTGAGGCACTCAAGTACTTGTTCCCCTCTAAAACTGATGATGAGGTAGCAGAAATGCTATCTGGTTATCCGTTCCGGATGGTTGGTCAAGTACAAAGAGCGTACTCTGCATTTCTTGATCTCATTAATCAAGAAATGCGGACACCGCATCCTCAGCGCCCAGATCTTCCGTTGGCAGCTGATCCGCGTCTTGATCTGACGCCATTCCTTTACAGAACACTCGAAAGTTTACAGAAA